GGCTTCAAAGCTACATTCACTCGTCTTCCTCAACGTGAAGAACTTCCTATCGAAGTTAACGAAACACTTATCGTCGAATTGTACTCCAAATAAGACATACAGTTCTACGAATGCACAAAGCACAGTACTTATGCGTATAGGTACTGTGCTTTTTCTTTTAAAATTAGTTAAAATTTGTGTGCGTTGCTCAACCGTTGCACAACCTTTAACTAAATGATGACGGTATTTTATTTACTTCTTCGATGTACTGCTCAATCGTTTTATGCGTATACACATCTGCAGTAATGTCTTTACTTTGTGTATGGCCAACAATAGCTTTTAGCACGTAACGATCCATTCCATAATTACTAGCCAAGGTTACAAACGTATGTCTAGTATCGTGTGGTAAGTGGTCAGATATACCGACCTCTTTACAAAATCGTTTTATTGGCTTTCCTAGGTACTTTGACGTGTACCCTTGAGGGATAAGTGTATCGGATTTAGAAACGCTCGTCTTGGCGTAAATTTCGCGATAAAAAGGCATAACGCAGTCGGCAATAGGTATTAATCTATCCTTGCCGGCTTTTGTTTTTACACCACCAATGATATATCGTTCCTCCAGGTGCACGTTTTCAAGCTTAATGGATAGCAGCTCTATCGGGCGCATACCGGAGTAGATATACATTAATAGGAGCTTGGCTATATCCATGTGAGCATGTTCCCATATGGTTTGAATTTCAGCCTCTGTAAATGGCTTATGGATATCTGACTTCTCGGCCGGCTTTAATTCAAGGAGTGCTGCATAGTTTTTAACGATAATATCGTTCTTAATCGCAGACTCAAAGGCACCGTTCAAGCCTTTTAATATAATCGCTATAGATGAACGACTTAAATGGCTATTTTCATCGATTATGGCCTGTAGGTGAACGAGTTTAATCTCTTGTATAGGTTTATTCCAAATCGACGTTAACTTCGCTTGTGCGGTCGAATATCCGCCTTTTTTGACATCTATTCCTTTTCGTTCTTTGTCAGCAATCATCCATCGCCAGCATTCACTGAATAATACTTTCTTAGTCTCAAACTTCTCTGGGTAGATACCATACTCTGATAAGGCGTCCCATGCTTCTTTTGATTTAGCATAATAACCAATGGTCTTACGCTTACACTTGCCGGACTCATCGTAGCCAATCGTTACGACTGCACGGTAAGGCTTGCGTAAGGGTTTATGTTTCATTTTGTAAACGGATCCAGAACCGTTTGCTCTTTTCATAGCCATAAATAAATGTCCTCCTTGTCATAGACAGCATGGAGGTAGTATAATATGTGTATAGGCAAAACTAAATACACCACCCCGTGCTATTTGGTTTCAAGCGGCGGCATCGTTAATTCGGTGTCGCTTTATTTTTTTTATTTAATTAGACTTAAATACTAAGTTATTTTCTTTATCAATGATATCCGCAATCTTTTCTGTAGTAATAGGGATTTCAATTTTATCGCCATTGCCGTTGATGAACTTAATTGTATATGGTGCGTTAAGCACTACATTTTTAGGGAAAGCGTAATACACGACCGCATAGCTATGAGGCATCGCGTCGTAAATAACAGGGCTCATCTGCTCAGGCATAATGTACTTGCCGTCTTTCTCAATAAGTAATCGTTGCGATGGCACTTGTTGAGCTACAGTACCGGCTAATGGGTTCTTAAGATGCATTGCATAAGTGGCAATATATACATAGTCATTGCTATTTACTACTGCGCTCTTAAATGCTTCTCCAGGAAATATTAGGCGCTCGTCTTTAGAGTAAGCAATGTACTTTGCGATTGTGCCAGGTGTAACTAATACGGCCGCACCGCCTGCGCCACTCCGGAGTTCAACACCGTAATTGACAGGATTTTCTAATTTGCGGTCCGTCTTATATGATTGGCCAACACTCCATATTTTGTTGTACGTATCCGAAGTTACATCGATAAACTGTGCGGCAAAAGAAGTACTTACAGATAGACTGAACATAACCATTAAAGGCAATAATTTACGCAATTTCATTTTTTTATCTCCCTGTGTTAAATAATATAATGATAAAAGTCGATTCCGTTAAGGTCGCCATCTTCAAGTTGAGACAGTCTAACCATACGCTCGACTAAATTAACATGATGATCTACATAAAAGTCATCATGAATAATATGACTTAACTCATGCTTTATTTCCTCCCTCATGCGTTCATGGGGGAGGTTTTTATTAATGTAGATATTATGAGTATCTACATCCTCTGACTCTTCAGAAACCGCTTTAGCATTTGGTAAGTCGCAATAGATAAGGTTAATAACCAATACTACCACTCTCCCTTGTGTGTATTATTTGTGCTTAGATTTTAAGAACTCTATGTATTTGACTGTTTCTTCCATGTCCTCCTTACTTATATCTTTAGCGGCAGAGAAGAGCATACGGGCCCCTGGTCGTGTGCGTAGGTACTCGGCGAACTCAGCGGCTTCTCGGTCTGTGTAGTAGCCTTCGGTGTATTTCTCTACCAATTCAGATTTAGGAATGCCAAAATAGTTTGCCAATAATTCTATTTTATCAATTCTAGGGTATGTATTCCCCTTTACCCAATCGGTAAACGTAGTATACTTTAACCCTAAATCAGCACAGATTTTATTGCGATCTATTCCTCGACTATCCATTAGTCGTTGAATGTTTTCAGCCATAATAGCTTTATTACCTAAATCACTCATAGAAAAACCTCTTTATAACGTATTATATTAATTAATATGTCTGTATTTTACGATAAATTCGTAATAAAATCAATAATTTACGGAAATTTTACGATAGTTTAAGTTTAATTTATGGACATTACGGATAAACCGTAGTAGAATGATGACTGTAAAGAAGAAGTGATTATCAAGAAAGGAGGTAGCTTATGAAGTATACATTAAAGATGTTACGGGCTTCAAAAAACTGGTCTCAACTTACGGCATCTAAAGCAATTGGCGTATCTGTTGATACTTGGGGAAATTGGGAGCGCAAACGCTCTTATCCTGATGTTCCTCACATAAAAAAAATACAAGAAGTATTTGGTGTAGCGTATGATGACATTATTTTTTTATAGTTGATTACGGTTAAACCGTTACGGAGGTATTCACTATGAAACAACAAATACCAGACATAGCTCCAGTAGTCGCAGCATTAGACAGGTATATCATAAGTACTCTTGATAATGGCTACTTGGAAGAAGTCCAAAGCGTAGCAGACCTAATTAGTGTAAGGATCGCATTGGTATCTACACACCAAGAAATGACCACTAAGGAACGGGCATTACCTGTTAGACAGAATGGTCAAGCACTCTACGCTAGACGTACAAAATAGCCCCCTCGGTACCGCAAATACCGAAGAGGCTCAATCAAAAAATAATTCGATTAACTTAAGTATACAACAATGAAAGGTAATTATCCATGAAAACAAATAAAGTACTCGCAACAACATCTATCATCTCCGCATTGGCGGTTAACGTATTCGCATCTGGTGTAGTTACAGGCCCTGTAGAGCCTAACACAACTGCACCTACAGTCAATGGCTATAACAGTGCTGCATTGGGCGTAAACACAACTGTTAGTGGCGCCAGCACTATTGTTCTTGGCCGTGATAACAACGTGGTAGGTGATAACAACGTAGTAATTGGTTCTAACAATGGTACAATCAACGCCGGTCAAAGTACATTTATTGGCTATAACAACACAAGCGTAGATAACAGTCAAGAACAAACTGTAATTGGTGCTAACAGTACTGTCGGTGGCCAAGGTGCAATGGCGCTAGGTACTCATGCTGTAGTAACCGCTTGGGACGCAGTTGGTGTAGGCAACAACATTATCGCAGACAAACAAAACTCCGTAGCTATTGGTACAAACTCTGTTACAGATGATGCGGTCGGGGTAGATGGTATCGACATCAACGGTACACGTCATATCTTCGCAGGAGAACAACCGGCTAGCGTGGTTAGCTTCGGTGCTCGTAACCGTGCAGGCGCAGGCGGTGTTACCTACTACAATAGACAATTACAAAACGTTAGCGCCGGCAGAGTTGAAGCAGACAGCCTAGATGCTATTAACGGTAGCCAACTATACGCAGTAGTAGATGAAGTTAATACCATTGGAGGCACAGTAAATGGACATACTCAACAAATTAATCGAAATGCTAATAATATTGGCGCTAACACTAACCGCATTAATAACCTTGAAGGCACTGTTAACACTAACACTACTGCTATTAACAATCTATCAGGTGCACTTACTACTACCCAAGGTCAAGTAAAGGTAAATACAAAAGACATCGCAGACCTCAAAGGTAAGGCAAATACAACAGCTAATACAGTAAACAACTTAGTCTCTAAAACAGATGCTAATACTACTGCTATTAGCCAAGTAAATGATCGTGTGTCTGATACGAACCAACGTATCGATAACTTAGGCAACCGCTTTTATGACGTATCTCAACGTATGAACAAGTTAGGTGCAAGCTCCGCAGCACTAGCAGGTTTACATCCTCTTGAATACAACAAGGATGACAAAGGCAACTTCGCTATTAGCTATGGTCATTACCGTAATGCAAATGCAGTAGCACTTGGTGCGTTCTACAGCCCTAATGAAAAAGTTCGCTTAGGCTTCGGCATCACTCTAGGTGGTGAAACTCAATTCAATATCAATGCTGCCTTCCGTACAGGTAAAGGTTCCGAATATGAGCCACAAGCTAAGAATGGCGAGCTTGAACAACTTCGTAAGGAAGTAGCTGAATTAAAAGCATTAGTTACTAAATAGGAGGTAGTCATGATAAAGAAAAC